GTACCAGATTGTGGATTTTGCCAGTCAGTTGTCGCAGTTAATCCCCATGTCTCAGAGTCATATCTCAGAGTCTCAGTTTATTAAGAAGTTGTCTAACGCTGGCCATTACGAGTCTGCTCTTAAAATGCTAAAGCGTTTGGTTGGAGATCTTCGTGGTTGGATTGGTCCATACGACATATGGTGGTGTTATAGGTATTGCCACTACTATGTAATGTATTCGAGGCAGGGTGCAGAGGAAGAGGATGCCAAGAAGAAGGCTGCAGTAAAGTTGAAATGCAAGATCCCGAAGCTCACGGCCCGTCTTGCTCGAAGAGACCTGTACTCTCTCATTAACGTGTTCTTGCTAAAATCTGCTGAAGAGTCTGAAGGTCACATTGCTATGAGTGTAGCGATCAGGGCTGGCGAGGGCTCAGTCAAGGATACAGAACTGTTCTATCGTTATGTGAAACGGAAGGAAGCAGACCTTGGTGGGGACAAGGAGCTTGATCCAACAATAATGACAGAGGAGGAACTTCTGGCCCATATCAAGAAAATGAAGAAGCAAATGGGAATAGTCAAAGATACCCCAGTGCTGGAGGATTCGGATGAGTAAGACTTGCCCACGTTGCCATGTTGCTGGTCGAGGTAGTGGGCGTTTGCTTATTATGCATATTGAGTCTCAAGCAATGAGGGGCCCGGTAGAATCTAGGCCGATTCGTTCTTGCCGCAAGAAGTCTTCTGAGGGCAAGATTTGTGGGTACTGGAGGTGGATGTAGATGGAACATGGCGATCTGGTTGATGAGTACAAACAACTCAAAGATCAAGCCCAGGTCTTCAGGGAAGCTCCATTCTTCTTCTTTGAGCCTTACGGTCAGCAAGTGGACTTCTTGGATAATCCAGCCCAGATCCGTTTGATTACTGGTGGCAACCGTACAGGCAAGTCAACCGTTGGTGTTGTGGAGGCACTGGCTCATTGCATGGGGTTCCGTCACGATGGGACAAGAAAAAACCTTCCCACCCCACCTGTCGATATCTTGGCAATGGTCAATGATCGCCGTAAGGCTGTAGACAAGATCTTGATGAAGAAGATCAAAGAGTTTTCGGCAAAGGGTTGGATCGAACACATCAAGAATGGAACGGACGGATACCCTGAGATCCTGGGTTTCTCGACGGGTTCAAGGCTCTACATAGGTTCTTATATGCAAGATCCTTCCACCTACGAGGGTCACGACTGGCATGGCGTTTGGTTTGACGAGCCTCCTCCTCGCCCGATGTTCGTGGCAGTTCGCCGTGGTTGTTTGGATCATGGTGGTCGGATCTGGTTTACTTTGACTCCTCTGAGTTGCCCGTGGATTTATAACGAGATTTCTTCAAAGGCTGACGGGATAAGGATTTCAGACTTCCACTTGGACCTTATGAATAATCCTTATATCCCTGAAAAGGAGAAACTTTCCTTCATGGAAGATTTGACTCCAGAAGAGATTGAGTCAAGGGTTCACGGCAAGTTCAGCCACCTCTCTGGTTCTATCTTCCCGGAGTTTAGACGGGAGAGTCATGTGGTATCGGGGTTTGAGATCCCTGATTCATGGCCTCGCTTCTTGGTGATGGACCCGCATGATCGTCGTCCGTGTTACATGGCATGGTTTGCGATAAACCCCAAGAACCAGTTGTTCTGTTATCGAGAATGGCCGCATGATCCTTTCCATTCCATCAAGACCTGCCGTAACTCTGTAAGGGATTATGTTTCGATCATTCACACAGAGGAGGGGAAAGAGTCTATCTATGAAAGGATTATTGACCCAAACTTCGGAAAGACTCCTTCGGTGTTTACAGGTAGGACACTTATAGAGGAGTATGAGGAACACAACATTGATTTCTATGCGGAGATCAATAACAACTTGGCACTTGGGCACCAGAGGATTCACGAGGTTTTAAGGACAGATCTTGGCGAGCCGAAGTTCTTTATCTTCGAGAATTGCCATAACATGGTCTGGGCCTTTGAGAACTATATTTGGAATCAGAAAGATATGGAGTCTGAGTATGGGGCAAAGGAAAGACCGGGAGAGGCTGGCAAGGACATGATTGATGCTCTTCGTTATCTCTTGGACTTCGAGCCTCAGTACAGCATGGGTCAATCAATAAGTTTAGAAGAAACCAGGGATCTTGGGGTTACGGGGTACGGGGGCTAAATGGAACAACATCCAGAGAGTCGAGGCATAGACCTCGGCCCACAAATCAAAGACGAGACTGTTGTTGATCTGGTTCAGCAGGTCGAGAAAGCGGTAGGAGATCGCTCTCAGTGGGAGAACAAGCAAAGAGTCTTTTACGAGAGACGCTTTGGTGTTCGGGGAGAAAAGAACTTCCCTTGGCCCGGTTCTTCTAACATCAACATTCCTTTGATTGACAAGACGATTCGCCGCCAGAAGCCGATCTATGTGAACGCAATCTTTGGGGTGAACCCGGTTCTTTCGATTGAGACTCTTGGCGAGGCTGATCCAGAGAGAGCGAGACGGATTGAGAACTTCTACGACTGGCTGATTCGTTACCAAATGGATCGTTGCCGTGAAACTCAGATTCAATCGGTCGATCACTTCCTCACTTACGGTCAGTCTTATATCAAAGTGGTTTGGGATCATCAGACTGAGAGGAAGACCAGAACGCTGGATCTATCCTTCTTGCCTGACGATGTGGATCGCAGTGAGGTGACTGATGAGGACTTCATCCAACTAGCTCCACAGATGGGGTTGGACCTGAACAACAAAGAGGACCAGATTGCTTTCGAGTCTGTCCTCAAACAGTTCCGTGACGGTAAGGAGTTCTTGAAGGTTTCCTTGCAGGTGGTGAAGCAGAACGCTCCTGCTTGGCACTTCGTTGATTCAAGGGACATTGTGGTTCCCTTTGATTCTTCCGATGACATGGATGCGTTGCCCTGGATTGCTCATCGTATGTTCTTGACTCCGGCAGAGATCAGGGCCAGAGGTATACAGGGAATGTATGACTCCGAGGTTGCTCAGAAGGTGGCGAAGGAGTCCAAGACTTCGGAGATTGCGAGTCGGGACAGTTCCTATGTGAACACGGCTAGGACTGTCAGAGAGGGAGTATCCGCTACTTCTGCAAGTGGTTCACACATTGAGGTTTACGAGATCTATTTCCACCATGATATCAATGGGGATGGCTTAGAAGAGAAGTGCGTGATGACCATCAGTGCCAAGGGCAATGAGGTCTTGCGTCTGATCGAATATCCTTACGAGCATGGCGAGTGGCCTTTCACTCGTTTCGTTTACGAGATCACCGAGCCTCGCTGGTATGCTCCTCGTGGGATTCCTGAACTACTGCATGATCTCAACTCCGAGATCAACGCCCAGCACAATGCCAAGCTCGACCGCATGACGATTCAAAACGCTCTGACCTTCAAGGTCAGGGAGGGCTCTGTCCGTAATCCTTCTCAGTTGCGCTTCCGTCCGGGTGGTTACATTCCTGTCAGGCGTATGGACGATGTGCAGCCCATTACGCATCAGGTCATGGATTATTCATTCGAGTCTGAAGAGAGGGCACTCAAGGCTTATGCCGAAGAGTATGTTGGCATTCAGGATTTCGGAATCTCCAATGTGAATCAGAAAGTAGAGAGAAGAACCGCTGCAGAGGTTCAGGAGATTTCTCGCATGAGCCAGATGCAAGCAGCACTGGACATTCAGATCTTCCAAGAGTCCATGAGGAGATTGCATCGTCAGACTTTGTTCTTGTGGTCACAGTATGGAGATATGTCGGTCATGGTGAACATAGACGGTCGAGAGCCTGTCATGTTCAACCGTTGGGATCTTTACACGGATTTCGATTTGATTCCGACAGGGAGACTGGACAACCTGGATTCAAGATCTCGTGCCCAGAAAGCACTGGCAGATATGCAGGTTGCTTCTTCTCCAACCTTCTCACCCTTCATCAACTCTTACGAACTTCTCCGTGATTACTTTGAGAATAGTGATTACAGATCTTCGAGGAGATTGTTACGGGCACCGGGGGTCATGGAAGAAGATGCCGCTAGTGGGCAACTGACTGAGATCCAGTTCATGCAGACGATGAAGGAAGTTGCTCCAGTGGATCAGGGTGACGCACACCAGATTCACATGGAGGTTTTGCAACAGGCGATTCAGGCGAACATGGAAGATCAGGAGTTGGTCTTGCTCTTGACGGGACACTTGGCATTGCACATGGCAATGCTGGGAGACAACTCAATGGTTGAGCAGTTGCAACAACAGGGGGCGCAGGTTCAGCAACAAGGCACAAGGATCTATATGAGCTTTCCCGCTCCAGATCCAATGGCACAAGGGGCACCACCTCAAGAGGCTCCACCACAGGAAGCCCCACCCCAAGAGCAACCACAACCTGAACCAGAGGGCGAGGTAGTTGCTTGAAACTCGAACAACTTTTAGAAGAGTACAATCTTCAAATGAAAGACTTTCGTGAGTATTGGCATGGACTAGAGGGAGAAGGAACCCCTCAAGCCCTACAGGGCCAGAAGAGGGCAGAGGAGCAAAGACGGCTAGAGGAGGTGATCCAGAATGGTACGCTGGCTTTTCTCGAAACAGTTCTTCGCCCACTGCAGGAGCAGTATCTTTCAACGGCCCTGACTGCCAGCGACCGGAAAGATATCTTCGAGGCCCGTGGTGCTTACATGGCTTTTGAAGACATTGTGAACTATCTCTTGAATCTTTGTGCAGATCAGGAATAGTATTGACACACACCAATGGTTTGGTGTAACGAAAACCTAACTCTCCTAAAGGGGGTTACTTGGACGAGACGAACACGGGTGTAGATGGTGTCCCCGTCACCGATTCGGGCGTAACTGGTTCCCAGGATTCCAGTAGTGTTTCCCCGAACACAGCAGAGGCGCAAACTCCTGCGAAACCTTTTGGTCACGATGCACCAGCCTCGGACGCATCGCCGGGAACAGGGGATCGAAGGATTCCTTATGACCGTTTCAAAGAAGTTTACGACAAAATGAAAGGGTACGAGGCTCAGATACAGAGCCAACCAGGAACTCCAGTACAACAACAGGGTGCGGTGCCTGACGCAATCGACGATGAGATCAGTCGGTGGACAAAGATAGCCGAGGAGAGTTTCGACGATCCTCGAAAGTCTGTGGAAGCTGCTGATAACATTGCGAAGTTGCGGGCAACGCAGATCTCGAACCAAACGATACAGGGACTCATGCAAGAGCAAGCGAGGGCATCGGCTGTTCAACAGTTTGATGTGCAGAAGCAGCAAGCATGGGCACAAGCAAGGTCCGAGTACCCAGAACTCAACAACCCCCAGTCGGATTTTTACAAGGAATCTGAGGCTGAATACCTCAGTGATCCGGGTCTTCAGGAACTCCCGACTGGAATGTTGAGGGCAGCAGAATCTACGTTTGCAAGGTTAGCACGTTCAGGTGGTGCCCCTTCTAGTAGCCAGCGTTTGGAAGGTGGGGTTCGCCCTGCCCCTCAGACGACACCACAGGCTGAAGAGGCGGCAGACCGGGCGGGTATTCAACCGGGCGATTCAAATGCGTTGTTGAAATACTTGGAGAAACATCAACCCTGGAAAGACTCTCGTTAGAGCCAGTGCCCATAAAAGGACACAACAATGGGTATAGCTAATCTTGCGACTCATACGACAACGCTGATTGGTAAGACGATTCGGGAAGATCTTTCCGACATCATTACCATGATCTCGCCGTATGATACGCCCTTTTTCTCCATGCTGCAGTCTGTTGCAGCGACTTCGACAAAACATGAGTGGCTTACGGATGACTTGAAGGCTACTGATGGTTCTGGTGCTTTAGAGGGTAACGACTGGGAGGGTGTTGCTTTGACAACCCCGACTCGTGTTACCAATCAAACTCAGATTCTTCGCAAGGACTTTGCTGTTACTGGTTCAAATGAAACTGTTAGTCATGCTGGCATGGCTTCCCAGTTCTCCTACCAGACGATGAAGGCTTTGCGTGAGTTGGCTCGAAACACTGAGAGAGCCTTGCTTTGCGGGACCGCGGAAGCCGCTGGCGATGCTACGACTGTAAGAACGATGAAGGGTTTGGCTCCATTTGTTGCCAATGCAACTAGACTGGATGCGTCAACTGGTGCTGTTGGTGCAACCCTTGATGCTGATGAAGATCCTGGCAATACCACGCTGACTGAGCCAATGTTCAATACGCTACTTCAGACAATGTGGGAACTTGGTGCTGCACCAGATACCTGTTTGGTTTCTCCTGGTGTGAAGAAGGATATTTCGGCATTTGTGGGTGCTTCCATTGCTCGTTTCAATGTTGGCAAAAACGAACTTGTCAAGAATGTCATGCAGTACGAAAGTGATTTCGGTACTGTTGATATTATTCTCGACAGGTTCACACCAGTTGGTGCTGCTGCTGCGGCAAGTGCCGCCACCGGGACTATTGTTGCAAATGACGATTCCGTTACCGGGTTTGCTTTCGAGCGTCAGCACGTTCGCAAGGCGATTCTGCGTCCAACTACTGCCGAGCGTCTGCCGAAGAATGGCGATGCGGAGCGTGGCATGGTTCTCCATGAACTGACTCTTGAGGTTGCCAGTGCGGATGCTGTCGGTATGTGGGCGAATGTTTCTGCATGATTGAGTCTACGAATGGTAGGGGGGTCGCCAAGGTTGCGGCCCCCCAATCATCTCCTACTGGTTATGTCAAAGGTCAGTCTGAAGAGAGAGTTCTTCAGGCTGTCATGGATATTTGGTTCAAGAAGTACCCTCACGAGGTAAAGCAATTTCTCAA